TCTATCGCCCCTTTCCATTCATCAAATACATTTTTCTTGCCTTGTTGCTTATTAGAATTATCTTCTTTCAGCTCAAACAGTCCTTGCCAGCAATGGTCTACTGACTGATTAAGAATTTTAACAGCCAAGTCATTATCTCCACCTGACAGCTTTTCAAGAGTGTTCATAGCCCTATGTAATGCCTTGTCGGTACATATAGGTTTTTTAATTCTCTTACGCATTGTCACATACTCATTAAATGCTTCATCAAGTAATTCATCATCTGGGTAATAACTTTTCTTTTTGGATATTACGTTAGTAATATCTTTTTCTGTATTCTTATCTTCTTTAACTTCTTCTGTTCTTTTATTCTTACTTTCTTTTAATATAGAGTTTGTTAATAGAATGTTATCTGTTTGTTGATTGTTTGTTAAGTTACTTGTTATTTGTTTGTTATCTTGCTTGTTATCCGTTTGATACAAATTGTAGTTAACTACAGTAAATATCGTGAATTTGTTTGTTGCTTTGCTTGTTATTTCGCCTGTTAATTGTAAGTGTTTTAGCGAGGTACGAATTTCCATTACAGACAAATTAGTTTCTTTTGATAATTCAGATATTGAAGAGGGGAAAGACCCTCTTTCAATTATCTTGCCTTTATAATTTCCGTCTTTCCAATAGGCACTTATCAACATATACATAAAAAGTCTGAATGTATTAATATCGTTCCACCATTCCCACTTTAAAATTTTTCTGTCAATTTTAATAAAATTGCCTGCCATAATTACCTCTTCAAGTTCTGTCACATTGTTACTTCACTAAATCGTTAATATTAACTCTGAATCCGTCAAATTCCTTGCCTTTACTTCTAACATAGGCAGACGTATCAAAGAACATCAAGTTACCGCTATTGTCGGCTGCCATACTTACACCATTTCTTGTAAGGCTACTTTTGAGTAGGTTAAGTAAAATCTGTATTTCCTGCTTTGTTTCGTCTTTCATCACTCGCTTTCCTTTCGTAAATAATCCATATATCCCATAGATTGATTAAGAACATATACCGATACCGCATTTGTAAGCCTTTCAATAAGTTCTTAACTATCTTTATTCAAATTGTAAGCATTTCTTACAACCTCACCAATCTGTGTATACTGTGCTTTGCCTTGACTATTTATCCAAGCTGTCAAGTCCATAACAGATTTATTCGCAATCTTCTTACCTAGAAAGTCGGTTAATTCAAATTGTCCGTCCTGTGTCATACTGTATCTCCTATAAAATCGCTTATATTCATTTGACTGTCCTTTTCAAATACAAGCATTTCATTCTTTGCTATATTAAAATACTTTTCATCAATCTCAATTCCTATGAATTTTCTATTTTCTTGTAAACAAGCAATTCCGGTAGAGCCTATCCCCATAAAAGGGTCTAAAACAATCTGATTTTCTAATGATGAATTCTCAATTAATATTTTCATCAGCTCTACTGGCTTTTCGGTATCGTGGAGATTTTTACCATTTGCATCTTTTCTTTTTATATTGGGAATCGACAATATATCGCTTGTGCCACAATTATTTATTTTTACCCCTTTCCCTTTTCTAAAAAAGAGGATATATTCAAATTGCGACATATAAAATTGCCCCATAATTTTATTTCCTTTGTTCCAAATTAAAGACTTAATAAAATGAAATCCGTATTGCTTAATACCATTCTTTTTTTCGTCCTCTGTTCTTAAATCCGTAAAACTGTTAAGCATTTTTATAAGATTAATATGATTAGTCATAGCATAACAATGGCTACCATTTTTTAATATGCGGTAAAATTCAGATGCATACATATCGCAATCTATATTGTTATAATTAAAAACCTTTCCTTGTTTATTTATCTTCTTTTGAAACATTCCACCACTGTTTCCCGAATTTCCCCTAGATGTTGTTGGGTATGGTGGGTCGGTAACAATTAAATCAATGCTTTCATCAGCTATATTTTTAACAACATTTAAAAAATCATCATTAAAAATTTTTACTTTTTCTTCCATTTTAAATCTACCAAAAGGAAACCTCGGTTTTATGTGCGCACAACCTATTCCTTTCTTTGATTTTTAGTTAGTTAAATCTGTTTCTCGGAAGAGTAAAATCTACTCTCTGACCGCAGTTATAGCACCACTTGTAAGAGTATTTGATAATATCTTCTCCTGTAAAAATCTGACCGCATACTGGACATTTATAATCATCTTCACTATCCTGTACAGCAATTATATCTTTTTCTTTCAGCTTTTCTTTTAAGTGGTCTAATACCTCTATGCAATCATTCCTTTTCATTCTGAATCGCCTACTTTCAATATCTCAAAAGGTTTGCCTTTGTCTAGCGTTAATTCCGTTCCGTCAATGTTGCCATTCAGCTTGTTTTGGCAGTGACACAATAGTGCTTCAAGGTCGCAAATTCTGCCTGCTCTGTATTCACCGCGAATAAAATCCAAAACCCTATCTACACTTTCCAACCTATATGCAAGTTTATAATCGTCACTACTTTTAAAACAGCTATTGGCAAGCTCTCTGTATTTCTCTGCCTCTGCGTATTTTTCTTTCGCCTTGTTTAAATATTCTTCCGCTTTTGTCACTCACTTTCACCCACTTTCATAAATACAATCCAATGCGTATCTGCTCTCTTGTTCCCGAATATAGGCTTGCTGCTAAAACATTTTAAAACCTCCGATAATTTTATTTGCTGTTCGTTCCATTTAAAAATCAATGTTCCGTATGGTTTTAATACTCTCATACACTCATCAAACCCCTGTTTTAAATCTTGTGGCCAAGTATCAGATAACTTTCCGTATTTCTTGGCCAACCAAGAATTTTCACCAACTTTCAACAAATGCGGTGGGTCAAATACAACCATAGAGAATGTATTATCGTTGAATGGTATGTTACGAAAATCAGCTATTATATCTGGCTTTATTTCTAATTTGCGTCCATCACAAAGAGTATCTTCTAACTCTCTGCAATCCATAAAACATACATTAGGATTTTCCTTATCAAAATAAAACATCTTGCTTCCACAGCAAACATCTAATATAGGCTTATTCAATCACTTTCACCCACTTTCAATAAATCCATAAATTTCTCATACTGTTTTTGCGATACCTTATTGCACTTCTTATCGTCTCTAATTTCGATTTTAAGATGCTTTTCTGCGATAGAGGATAATTCCCTCGCTAACACCTTTTTACCTTGCTGTATGCCCTGCATATAGCCTTTAGGTGCCTTTCTCTCGCCTATAGAACCGCTAGCACGATTTTCTCCTTGACCGCCTAAACTGACATTTCTAAGCTGATAGCCTTTATCAGCATATAGCTTGATGTAATACTTCTCTTTTTCGTCAAGCTGACTTTCGGGGAAATTCAGAAATTCAACTCGCCAACCATAAGGATTTTTCTCTTTGTCATACAATTTGTGCTTGCGTAAGCTAAGGTCTATGTGCTGTTCATAACCTACAAGGTGGCTTGCCAATCTGCTAAGTGTATGCACCGCCTGTCCGACATACGCATACTTAAATCCGTTTTCATCTTCTCGGAGTAGAAAATATATTCCGCTTTTGTCATTCAACTTTGGATTCAGCTTCAGCAGTCGCTTTTTATTTTCCTGTTCTATTGCCTTGGCTCTCGCTATGTTCTGATAACTCAAGAATTGCCACCTGCCTTTAGTTTTAATTGTCTTGCCATCTCGTCAATCTCTTCCTCTTCTAAAATAGTAAAAGCATGTAACTTCTTTATGGCTTTTACAGTATCGTCAACAGCTTCATTGTAGCCAACTGCATATCCGTGGTTATATCCTGCCTGCCTATTTTCTTCCAACATTCTTTCTGAAATATTAGGCAATATTCTATGTTCTTTTTCTGTCACTTTTTATCACGCTCCTTTTAATTAAATGGTAATCCCTCGTCAGCTACATTGTCTGGAATTGACATAAAACTGTCTGAACTAGCATTACCGCCCATAATTCCATTATTGTTGCTCTGCTGATTAGTACGACTTTCGCAGAACTCGTGTCTTTCAACAACGCAATCATTAGTGTAGACTTTCTGTCCGTCCTTGTTAGTGTAGTTGCCTGTCTGCCATCTGCCCTCAACGATAATCTTAGTTCCCTGATGTAAATACTTCTCTGCAAACTCTCCATTCTTGCCAAATGCAATGCAGTTAATAAAGTCTGCTGCCTGTTCGCCCTCTTTCTTAAAAGCTCTGTCAACAGCTAATGTATACCTTGCTACCGCCATACTTCCACTTGCCGTCTGTGAATATCTAACATCAACATCTCTAACAACTCTTCCTGAAATTATCACTTTATTCATATTTTTTCCTCTTGCTTTCTGAAATTCGTTTTCTGGTTTCTTCACTTCTTTTTTGCCCTGTATGATGATATATTGTATGCGCCGAATTTGTCATCATACATAAATTTTCAATTCTGTTATCATTTTTTATCCCGTTCAAATGATGTATGCAGCAATTTTGCGGCACTTCTATTCCTGTGGCTTTTTCATAAACTACGATATGTTCCATAACGTATCCACCTTTATCTGCTCTTTTATGTTCTGGCATTAATATTTGAACGTATCCTTTTCTTGTTTTCCTAACGCCGCCATTCCAATTACTAGCATTTTTACCACTTTTGGCTTTTGACCTGTTCAAAAACTCAATTTCTTCATCTCTCTTTAAATTAAGTGAATAAGCTTTTTTATAGATTGCCAAAAATGTTTTATTAGGAAATAAGGCGATTAATTCATCATTTGTTAAGCGAGAATATTTATCTTTTAATAAAAGGACTTCCTCCTCACTCCATTTGGGATTCATAGTTATTATCTCCTTACATCTAAATTTTCCATATTTGTTGCGATTTCTTTCGCTTCTGATTGAAGCCAATCCATACAACTAGCTTCTCCCTCGTATTCTTCGCCGAATGTGTTCTTAAAAGTTATAAGAAACTCTGCTAACTCTTCATCCGGCATGTTCCTTATCCTGTCGGCATTGGTTGTTGTGAATTTAGATGAAGTAATCTCAATCGTCACATCCGTAATAAGCCCATCTCCGTAACTATCTAGCTTTACAGATTCAACACTTCCAGCAAAATTGCCATTTAGAGATAGATTCAACATTCTTGGCTTTCCTGTAGCACCATATCTATTTTCTTTTGTATCAAGAATTTTTATCAAATCACTAACTGTTACTACTTTCATTTTCTCCACCTCTCAATTCTTTCAATACAATTTAAAAGCACCGTCCCATTTTTTCCACTTTAAAAGCTTTCCACAGTAATGACATTTTTCAAAATCATTGCTTGAAGTTACATATTCTCCGCATTTAGGACAACTGCCGCCTACGTATTCAAAATCACTTGACGGACATTGACTTATTACTTCTTCTATGTAGTTAGGTTCTTTTAATCTTGCTTCCGCCTCGCTCTTTGTAAGGAATACTGATTTGCCAAATTCTGAAGTGCGCACTGATATTTCATCTAAGGTATCTTTTGGGAAGCCTTCTGAATATGCAACACAGTGGTATATTGGTGTTTCAGAATGTATAGTTACTTCATAAACTTTATATTCTAATATTTGCCCCAATTCCCTGCAAAAATGCCAAACGGTATCCTTTGTTGTGCAAGACAATTTAATAAGTCTACCTTGCTCCTCTAAGTCCTCATAATCTGCTAATTTCTGTAACACATTATGACGATTGTTTTCCCATTCGATAGGTTCTCCACTAGGTGTAGCATATACACCTGTTCCGTTAGCACTTCTTCTTGTTAATCTCTCCATTTCTGCTCCTTTCTAAAACGGACATTCGCTAGGATTTTTCAAATCCCAACTTTTCCCTGCAACCGCGACGTCTACATTTGCCCCATAAGCAACTTTCTTCATCTTCTCGATAAAACTATCACTATCAGCATTTTCACTTGATAAATGGCACATTATGACATTCTGCAAGCTATCTGAATAATTTGCCTTAACAAAATCGCAAGCTGTGTCAATGGATAAGTGACCTCTGAAAACGTGATTAGCCTTGCCTGTGTTATCCCTGTCAATTAAATCCTTGTCATAATTCACGCCTAAGAGAATATGGTTTATGTCTTTAAACTTCCACTTGATTAAATTCGTGTCGGTAATATAAAGCATTCTTCCCATTTCCGGATGAGTAATCAGAAAGCCGTATATCGGGCAAGGTTCGCCATTTGCGTCTGTATGTGTCCAATTTCCGTCCAATGTCTGTAGTGGAAACGGATAAATTGTGAATCCGCCATAATTCTTCTTGTTATAGTTTCTCTGGTAGGGTGCAAATACCGGTATTGACATTTTTTTAAAATTGTCTAATGACTTGCTGTGGTCAAGGTGTTTGTGGGTGCACAAGACACCCACAGCATCTTTTATATTCCAATTCAAGCCTTTCTTAATCTCCTTAATCGGTATTCCGCAATCAAGGATAAGTGTTTCTCCACTGTTGGAAGTTAGCAGATAGCAATTTCCGGCTGACGATGAGCCTAAGCATTTTAATCTCATACTCACACCTCGATTTCGTCATCCTGTGGGAACTGGAAGTAATTCTGCGTCAGCTTGTTAAAATCAGTTTTCGACAAACTACTTACGAACGTAGTACCTTTTTCGGTATTTATTATTGTTTTGAGAAAAATTACACCCTCATTATGTTCTCTCAACATTTCCATAGCCTTAATTGCCTTTGCTTCGGTGGAATATTCAGCAATTTGCATGTCATCACTAAGCGACTCAACGCCTGTTAAGTTTTTATTCAGAAAATAAATTCTTGACTTGAATCTCTGAATAATCACCTCTTCATATGGCATATCAAGTGTTCCGTCCTGTGAAATTACTCTCATATCAGCTCTCCTCACTCTGCATAAATGGTGGCAGCTCCTCTGACTGCTTGTCGCCTGTGTCTGCTGCCGTGGTGTCAACTACATCTGCCCTATCTTCTATAAACTCAACAGTATTAGCATTTTCAGCAATTTCAGCCTGTGCAACTTGATATACCTCGTCCATTTCAACCTGTGCCTGTCGTGCCATTGGGTCATAGTTCTTAGGATATTTCCTTGTTGCATTGTTACACATTTTTCTCTGTATCATACTCTCTGGGGTATCAAGCCAAGCACCGCTTATAAAAGGTCTTGCAAGCTCACATTCAAGCATTTCATCAACCGTCTTGCACACTCTTAAGGCATTGAGTATCTCGTCTTTCTTAGCCTTAATTTCTGCTTTCTGCTTTGGTGTGGCGTGGTATCTATCCTCACAAATACCAAAAGTCTCATTCATTATGTTTTGCTTAACATGCGCTAACAGATTTACCTTAACACTGTCTCTATCAGCAGAAAGATATGTTACTGTGCCGTCTAATAGCTTAACAGGATATACAACTCTTACCGCTTTATCAGATAATCCGTTTTCTTCCCACTCCGGCTCTGTAACTGTAAGTCCTTTATGTTTAGGCGGTATGTACTTGTCACCCTCTTTAATTACCCAATACGGATATACCTGTTTAACATCTTTTCCGTAGTTGGCGAGCAAAGAGTCATAACCTGTACCCTCGATTCCCATTTCAACCTGTTTCTGCCATATATCCTTGCCTGTCTGTGGGTCAGTTCCCACCTTTACATTTCTTAACTGAAAATAGCACTCTCTTGGATATGCACTAGCATTTAACTTAAGACTTGCACAACGCTTAACAATGCCCCTTAAATTACTTGTATCAAGGTTTCTCATATCAATCTTAGGGTCATTCTTAACAAGATTAAATATGCTTGTCATAGCTTCCATAGCACACTCTTTTGCGTAATCGTCCATATCCATTCCAACAGCCTTATAATCATTGATGATAAGCCCTGTCATTGTATTACTCCACTCACTTAATGATGTAGTAAACGCTTTCTTTTCTACAACTGCTGTATTCTCTGCCATAATTAATCCTCGCTTTCTTCGATTATCTTCAATTTCTTTTCTTCTCTTTCAAGTATTCCTTTTGTCTGTGCAATCTTTGATTCTGCCTGTTTCTTAAATATCTCCTTGGCATACTCAAAATTAGGTTCTGTAAGGAATAAGCAACCAAAATCCAATATCTGCCCTTCTTTATCTTTTCTTACTGTGCTTGAGTAGCTTGGAAAAACGCTATCAACAGACTTGTATGTCTTGGGTTTCTCTTCTGCTTCGCAGACCTGCACTGTAATTCCTACTTTTCCGTGTCTTTCATCTGTATTCAATTTGTAAAAATAAAGTTTCATATTATCCCTCCACAATCTCTAATTTCTCGCTATCATTAACAATCAGCATGATTAACTGGCTATTTACCATTTCGGCAACTTTCTTCTGATTATCCGTACTAAGGCTTTCAGAATCATCTAAGATAATAGGCACTGATATGTCACTAATCTTCTGAATTGAATTACAAATGTCTACTCTGCCTAAAATCCTGTTGCCCTTGTTAGACATAGTTGTTAAAATGCTCTTTCTGTCAACTGTCGGTATGCAACAGCTCTTGTAATTTCCATTCTTGGCATATTCAAACAACTGCCACTTAACTAACCCAAAATGGCTGTTTACTGCTTCTGTTAAGGCTTCATTCTTTGCTTTGTCTAATTCATCAAGTAAATCAAGGATTTTCTCGGCATTAGCCTTGTTCTGTTCAGAATCAATCCTTGTCTGCCTTAATTCTTCAAGTCGCTGTTCGTCTGCTACCGTATCAGACTTTGCAATCCGGCTTTCACATTCTGCTAACTGCTGCCTTAAAGCTGTTTCCTGTGCCTTTAATTCTGCCTTAACTGCTGAAATATCGTTAGCCTTGTGCATAGCCTGTTCTTTTTCTGCTATCTTCTGTTCAAGTGCCTTATATTCTTCGGTAGCTGATACATCAATTTCCTGTGGAAGTTCTGATAACTGCTTTTTAAGGTCTGCAATAGCTGTGTTCAGCATTTCAAGGCTTTCTCTATGCTGTGGCAACTCTTTCTGTAAATCTTTAAGAATCTTCTTATTCTTATCAAGTTTGTCTTTAAAAAGGTTGCCATTGCTTGTGATAAACTTTAATTCTTCTGCCTTGTGGTTTTCAAAATCTGCCTTAATCTGTTCTTTTTTATCTTCTGGATATTCCTGTCCGCAGTAACTGCAAATAAGGCTGTTTTCGTCAAATTTGCGTTCATTCTCTGCTTTCCATTTATCCCTTATATCCTGTAAATTCTTATTTATGCTATCAATGGCATTCTGCTGATACTCAATGTCCTTTTCTGTATCGGCAATAGTCTTTTCTGTCCGCCTAACAAGAAACTGCTTATCAGAAATCTTATTCTCAATATCTCTCCTAGTCTTAATATTGTCCTCATTGGCTTTACGGCGAATATCGTCAAGCTCAAACTTTAAGCTGAGAATATTAGCACTAGCCTTGTCATATTCAGCCATCAGCTTGTCATTGTCTGTCTGCTTTGCCACGCAATCGGCAATCTGTTCTTTAAGGCTGTTTTTCTGTAATTCAAGGTCAGATACTTCAATAGCCTGCTTAAGCTGTATATCTCTTTCTTTTTCCTTAATCTGTCCGTCAAGAATAGGCAAATCCTTTGTAATCTTGGTCTTGGTAGCCTTATTCATAGCGGATAATTCCTCTGTCGTATATTTCTCCAATAAAGGAGCTAACTCGGCTAATTCAGCTTTCTGTGAAGCTATATCAAGGTCTGTTACATCTCCTACAAGACCGAATAAGTATTCTCTCATTTCTGCCGGCTTCTGATTAAGAAAAGCATTTGCATTGCTGCACATCTTAAATACATTCATATCAACATCAAGGTACGCATTGAAATCCTTTAATGCCTTAGGCACATCATTGATAAAATACTTGTTATCGTCTTTATAACTGCTACCATCTTTGCTGTATGTACGCTTCTGTACTTTCTTCATAGTTACTTCTTTTCCAGCAACATCAAGTGTAAGTTCAACGCTTGTGTCCATATCATCAACGGATTTTCCGCCAGCCTCTCGTCTTACAACCGGATTATCCTTTAATTCATAATCGCAGTTGAATAAGCACCACAGATAAGCTGTGGCAATAGTTGACTTACCCTTGCCATTCTTAGCCTTAATTTTTGTAATGGCATAGAAGTCAAATTCAGCGTGTGCATAGCACATAAAATTTTCAAGAACTACCTTTTTTAAAACCGTTCTTTCCATAAACATATCCTTTCCTTATTTATATATTCATAATGAATACATCATCTTCTATTGAGAAGTTATCAACTGTCTTGTCTGCCAGATAATGCCGTCTGTCAAGTTCATCAAATGTGCCGTCAAAGATAACGCCTTGAACTGGATGCCATACTTGACAACGCTTTTCATTATCTGCTGCCATACTAGCTAATTCCGAAACTGTAATATCACTATTCATCAGCATTCTCCTTTTCTTCTATAATCTCAACTCTGCCTACTGATACCTCGTAAGCTACTCTGTTTTCAATTTCATCTTCGCTTATCTTTTTTGCATAAAATCTTGACTGAAACCTGCCTGTCATTTCTATATGTGTTCCTACTGGCAAGTGACCGACAAACTTAGCTGTTCTGCCCCAAGTTATGCAAGGTATATAGTCTGACTTGCCATATGCTCTGTTAACAGCTATGAGAACATCTGTTATTTCTCTTCCAAGTGGTGTTACCCTGTATATAGGTTCTTTGCAAATAAAACCTCTAAGAACTACATCATTATTAAAAGGTAGTTCTTCCTCGTTTTCATATATCTCTATATTTTCAGTAAAGATAAAAAGCTCTAACTTACTTTTTTCTCCTATGTGCAGGTTATGACTTCTTACCTGTCCTGCAATCATCACGCAATCGCCTACTTTAATTTCTTTCATATCAATAATTCTGTCAGATATAACAACTGGCAGTGTATCAAAAGCTCCGCTAGTTCTTCTAACTGTTATAAAAGTCTTATAAAAGTCCTCTCCGTTTGATTCGTGATTGAAAGCTGGTTCTTCTGCAACTAACCCAAAAACTGTAATATTGTTATTTCTCTCTTTCATCTTTAGTTCTCCTCTCTCTTTTCTACAAACCCAACAACTTTACCGCCGTCAATACAATCCTGTACCGTTATTACTTTCTCGTTTACCTGTTTCATATTGTTCAATCCTTTCTTTTCTCTTTGCCCTTGCCATTGTCAGAACGATACAAGCCAGTTCTAAAAACATCCCGAATATCGTTCCTAGCATAAATCCCTGTATCATAGCTTATATCTCTCTTTCATTATTGTAGGCAGTTCGTAGCAGTCGATAAAATCGTGAGTGTCTGCTATGTACTTCTTTTTAAGTTCACTCAAACCACACCCGTATTCGTGCTTTAACTGCCCTAAAACGTCTCTTACAACCATACTTCTTAATGGCTCACAATGTTTATTTCTTCCTAAGAGGTAACTTGTTCTTCTGCCAATGTGTGCCAGGATTTCAAGTTTTTCTACCTCATTAATCTGTTCGCCTTTTTCAGAAATAATAAATATCAATCTGCTAAAACTCCTTTCTAATTAATAAGCTGAAATATCATTTGCGCAATAAATAATATTGCTGATAAAATCCATAAATATTCAGCTATCTTGCTGTCTCTCTTAGCTTTCTTGTATGCTGCAATAGAGACTTCTAAATTGTTTCTTTCCGCAATCAGTTCTTCTACTGATATGCTATATTGTGGTGTTGCTTGTACTTCCTTTTCCATAAACTTCTCCTTATTTTAAAAATTGTGATATAATCCTCTTATCTTTTTATAGGAAAGAGGTGAAACCTTGAAAGACTTCAACGATTTTAAAAAGTTCGTCAATGAAAATGGTGCTAACATTCACTCTTCTATTCATCAAAAAGTTATGAAAAGCGCTAATAGCAATAACTTTGCTGATGAGGGTGAAAAGCACGAATTCATTAGACGTGCGTGGGTTGAAATTGGTGTTATGGAAATGCTGGAACATTACCATAACTGGCTCAATCAAGATTAAAAGCTGATTTGCCAACTTCACCCTGATACTCTTTATCTTCCTTGCTTGTCAGTTTCTTTAAGTTCTCATTCAGTTCCGCAAGCAAGGAATTTCTCTTTTTCTCAACTGCAATTAATTCTTTAATCAGTCTTCCCAACTCTTACTCCTTTCCTTAAAAGCTCATACTTATCTGTGCATTAGCTTCTTTTACCTGTTCAGCAAGTGCCATAGGCAACGCATAATCATCTATAAACTTGTGTACATTATCAATGTACTTTCTTCTTATGCTTTTATATGTTGTCACGCAACCAAACTCACGTTTTAACTGCTTATATATGTCAGAATATACTGAACTGCGAATACTGCCGTTCTTATAAGCTTCGCTATCCTTGCCACCAAGTACAATTACGCCTTTTCTATTAACGTGCTGTTTAACCTCATCAATCTCGCAGCCGTAAAGAGGTGTGTTATCCTTAAGCTCTGCCATATCTTCTTTGATAGAGTTAACAGCCCGCTCAAGTTCTGTATAGCCCTGTGCCAAAAGCTGTATCTGACCGCCTGTTGTCTTTGGCATACCATAACTGCCTGTCTTTCTGATTGACGGAAGTACCTCATCCATTACCCAACTTTCAAATTTCTCTGCACTAGGTAATTTTGATTTCATAATAAGTCGGTATAAATCACCCTCATTTATGTATGACATCTGCTGAACACCACTAGATGTAGGGGTGTCACGTTTCGTTACTCCCTTGCAATGGTCGTTCACAGCCTTTCGTGGATTTATATATCCAAGTGCGGTTGCCACATCTGTTGCTACGAAATATGGTTTTCCGTCAATTTCTGTCATTCGGACTTCTCCGAACTCTTCATTACTAAAAATCTGCAATTCCATAAACGTATCCTTTCTTATCTGACCCATTTTTCAACTGGGATTTTTGTTGCTTCTGCGATTTTTTGTACTGTAGTTAACGCTGGTAAAGAATTATTATCTTTCCACCTGCCTACAACTCCGTTACCAAGACCGCATTTTTTTTCAAATGCGTGTATTGACAAATTATTTTCTTCGCAATAAGCGACAACATTTTGATAAAACATAGACTTCTCCTTTCTTTATTTAATAAAGATTTAGAGAAAAGCTTGACAATCTTTAGAGAAAGTTCTAATATATGAATTGTCGAGAAACATATTTTGAGAGCACTTCCCTTTAAGTTTATTTTTTAGGCTTTTCCCTAACCTTTAAACTTATTATATAGAGTGTTCTCTAATTTGTCAACACCTTTTTTAGGTGAAACTCTAAAAAATGGAGGAAAACACAAATGAACACGGTAGAAAGAGTAAAAGACCTATGCAAACAAAGGAAGATTTCAATACATAAATTAGAATTAGAATGTGGTTTTGCTAACGGATATATAGGTCAGTTGCGTAAAGGTACATTGCCAGATGATAGGTTGGGAAAAATTGCCGAATATTTAGGCGTATCAGCCGAATATTTAAGAACTGGCGAAGAAGAGCAGCTTGTTTTATCTGAACAAGCTGATTTGTGGATTAAAATTAGAAATGACAAAAGATTATTACACTCATTAAAAACATTTTTCGAGTTAAGTGACGAACAGCAAGAATATGTCCTCGGCTTAATTAATTTATTTAAAGGAGAGTCGTAATAAATGATTGAATCGAAGGATTTTTTAAAGACTATAGTAGAGAAAAGAGATAAAAATGGCAACACTAACTATGCCGACATTGCTAGTTGTCTTGGCATTGATATGATTTCAATGTTGCCATTTATGAGAGAGCTTAGTAATAAAGGTTACATCACCCAAACCCTTGAAGATGTAACTATTACTAAACTTGGACTACTTGCTTATGATGAACTTTAATTAATACTCACGATTTATGAAATTGCGATAAAATCTTTTATTCTTTCAAGTGTACTAGTGCAACATTATGTTGCACTAGTTTTCTTTATATCTGCTATTATTTTATAGATATACTCTAATACTGCATTATCGCTAGTATTTTCTACCATTTCAATAATTTCCTTTTTGTAGTCATTGTTATTCACATTCGCACTTCCCCTCTTTTACTATTGTGACGATGTAATTATTATAGAACACGCGTTCTATCGTGTCAAGTGTAGCGGCGATATTGCCAACGCCAATCAAACAATATCGCCTGCCAGAACTTGAAAATGTTTAAGGGTCTTTTCTCAAAGACAAGTTTATTATACATTTATCGTTAGTATATTTCAAATACTTTCGGTCGTGTTATTTCGACTTTATTCGACAACTAACTGGAACTTGTCGATTGCATTACCCATAACGCCTGCATATCCGTCCATTCCATTTGATGTTTCATTGTCTATCTGTTCTGGATAGAAGTTGCGGTTGTTGAATACAGATACCATATACTTAGCATACTTCCAAGGCTCGCCCTCTGGTGTATAGTAGATAATTTCTACGGCATCTATCGGTGTTTTCTGGTCACCCGCAAAGCCATTGCTGAAATCATTATAATCAAAACCGGTAACGTAAGGAAGCCAATCGCCATTAAGTGTATGAACTCTGTACTTAACTGAACCTCTGCTGACCTTAACAATAAGTGCTGTGATAGCTTTATTGTCGCCTGCACCAGCCCAATCTTCTCTGTCCTCTACTTCACCCCACCATCTGTCTGTATAAGCGGCGTATGTAGCGTATACGTGTTCATCTGTGCTATCCTCTGCGTTATCTTCTTCGCTGTTATCTTCTGCATTATCTTCATCATTGTGGAAACCATAAAATTCTGATAAGTCACAAGCTCCGTCTACACCGTCAATTCTTGCGCTAGAAGTATACTGCCACCCCGCAAGATAATGGTCGATACTGGGTGTCTTATCTGCGTTAACATCATCATTTAACTGCATTTCATCATAGCCTAAGTAGTAACGCGCTATCCAGAACGGACAATCTAAGTCGCTAGGGTTTGTATAAGGCTTGATGTAGCTACCATAGAATGATAAGCCGGTATATACGCCAAAGTCATATCCTGCACCCTCAATAACCTCTTTGTAAGCCTTGATAATGTCGATAAGCTCTGAACCTAAGTTCCGCATACATTCGTCTTCAACGTCCATCCAGACAGTTACCTTACGTCCGTCAAGTACCTCTAATACTCTTTTAGCCGCCGCAACAGCTTCTTCTACTGTCGGTGTGTATACATAGTTATATACGCCGCAGATATGCACACCTGCTAACTGACAGCCTTTCCAGTTATTTTCAAACTGCTTATCTGGGTCAAAATCACGTCTGATAACCTTAAGGATAGCGTGAGTAAGTCCTGCCGCCTTAACTCTGTTCCAGTCAACTACACCATTCCACGCTGAAAAATCTCCACATTTAATCATAATTAAAATACCTCACTTTCTACTGTTCCTGTTGCATCTGAACTAACTGTGTTATCTTCTGTGCTGTATGTTGCCTTGTAAGTATTTTTAACGCCATCAAGAAAGCTCTTAAGCTCGCTGTCTAGTGCTATATCATTCGCCAAGTATGCCGCAAAATCATTGAAGCTAGCTGACATACTAACTGTGCCGCTTTCGCTGATTGTAGCTGACAGATAAGCTACCTGTTTAAGCGCTCCGTCTGAGTTTTGAACGGATAATGTTCCGTTCTTCTGAATTGATGAGTTGATGTCTAACATTGTGTTTTACCTCCTAATTCGCATTAAAAAAGGACACCCGAAGATGTCCTTAATTGCTTAATTGCTTTTCCAATTTTTTAATACGCATATTCTGCGATTGTACAGTCGCAACTAAATCCGCTATTAATTCATCATAGCGTAATGCGTATCTTGCTGTTAGTTCTTTAGTTGTATTTCCGTTTTCGTCTGAGACTTGTGTTTCGTAGTTATCATTATTAATCTTTTTATCGATAAATAATCCCCAGTCATCTTTCATAGTTTCTTTAACCTGCTGTGCAATAAATCCGTGATGATAGCGATTAGAAGTACCGTTAATCATTTTAAATTCGCAAGGTTTTAAATTGTAGATAAATTCAGAAGAGTCTTCTGAATTCAATAAATGAACGTCTTTTTTTACGTTCTCGTCTGAATCAGAAGCAATTGTTCCATAAATTGACCCGAAACATCGCAAATCATATCCTATGTATGTACTTCCATATACTGACAGTTCGCAGTTCTCGTAGTGTCTGTCCTCTGTATTTGTAATTCTGACATTTTGTGTGTCTTTTCCCGAATTTGGATTATAGCAATATACTGTAAGTGTCGTTGGTTTTTTAATATTGTCTTGGTAACCGCCATTCATCGAAATATTGGGCGAAAAAAACTCTAATGATTTGTTTAAATCGTTGTTTATTCTTATAACGAATTCGTATTCCGTATTTTCTGTTTTCTCTTTGGTACAATTTATTCCGACAACATCTCCATAATCTGCATTTAGCACTAAAGCTCTTCTTACTTCATTATTGCTAGTATAATATCTTGTTGTAGTTATCGAACCTACATAATTTTCGTAATCGTCGACCCAAGAATAGAATTTAATGTAATTTTGGTCTATCGACATTCCTTTAATTCCATTATTTTGATATGTCGACAATATACCATTATCAATTGAGAAATTGCCAATTTGACCTTTAGAAGCATACATATATCCATCCGCACGAACGTACCAATTACCATAATATGCCCCATCTCTTTCTTCTTGGCAAGAGAATGCCCAAGCTTCGGAATCAGCGGGTGCCTGTATATAAGTTCTATATTTGCCGTAATCTTTATAAATAGAAGACTTGCTGATATCCCAGCCTCCAATCGTGCCAGACGAAAAATAGCCGCTTCCTGTAATTTGTGCGTTAGTTGCATACAGTTTACCGGTCTGACTTATATAAAAATTAGGACTTTTGCTGTATCCCTCATCTTCAGTTCCGTGAAAAACCGAAAAAACATATGGTGTAATATCGCCAGGTATTTGTAATGCAATTCTGAATAAGTCATTATTCTGCTTAAATATTGTACTTATTGAATCTTTAGACACTTTCCAGCCGCCAACGTTTCCGCCGTCTGAAATCAGATTGCTACAAGTTATAGTTCCGTCTGCTGTAATGCTGGTGTTTGTGCTGTTTAATGTAAACCTGTTGCCACTTAAATTAAGCCCACCCCTTGCAGTAATATTTATTGTATCTGCAATAGCTTCGATAGCACTCTTAAGTTCGCCTGTTTTAGGGTCTTTTTTGATATATAAATCAAGGCTTGTTTTAGTTGCATAACTTTCTAAATCGCTTGACTTAGCGTAAGTTCCACTAAGTGCCAAACTAATACTTGAACCATTATCATTAATTTCCTGCGTAATTTTGTTAATCATAGTAGTTGTTGTACTATAATTATCTGTCAGATTTTTCTTTGTCTGTGTTAATTCTGTTGATATGCTATTAAGATTAATCTTAAGACTAGCGTTCTGATTAAGCATATAAGCTAATTGTGTGTTAGATACCTCTTTCCAACCCCAATTACCTTTACCATCTTTAACCCACCGCCAAGTTTTTTGAGCTGTTTCGTTGTATGCTATTGCCCCGTGATATTTTGCGTATTCATCATTGCTATAAGTCCAAGTAAGATTATCGCTTGGAAATAAATCGTCTGACGGATAAATAGGTATGAACCAATCAATAGCTGGGTAATTATCTTTGTTAGGCGTTTCTGTAACTGTATACACCATAAAATTATCGTTCGTTTGCTGATATAAGTCAGATAACGTAATTTCATAGCTATCTAACTTCTGATTAACAGTAGAAAACTTAGTCTTAATGCTTTCGTTGTCAACATTTTCAGTCCACCACAATTTATTAGTGATAAAATCACTAGCAACTTTCATCATGCCGCCCCATTGAGTATAATCTTTGCCAGCACCACTTGTTATAGCTTGCATAATGACATTAAGTGTCTGTCCCTCGTTGTCCAGATAAATTTTATTGCTCTTAAGTGTATGTGTGCTGTCGTTATTAATAACATTAAACAATGTTTCGATATCCAGCTTACTTGCATTAATATTAGCGTCATCTTGAACAACATCATCACGAACAACTTTTCTTGTAACGCCTTTTTCGGTAAGTCCTAAGGCGTCAAACATCAAATTGCCTGATTTATCCCAGATATACATGTTGTAATCTGAATTAGCGTCTTTACCTATTTGAACTCTTATTCTGTCAGTATCTTTAATGATAATTGTGTTATCTTGCCAATAAGACATTCCATTTTCGCTATGAACCTTAAATTTGGTGGTATTAAGGTCAAGTGCTGTAATCTTGCTTGCGGCTATGCTGTCAATCATAGCATCCTTAATCTGTGCATTGCCAATAACACTTACAACTGCATTAGCAAATTCTGTTGTTAAGCTCTTGCCTGTCGCCGAACCAAACATTAAGACTTTGATGTTTGCCACATCCGTATTCAGCACGCCTATCTGTGCATAATCTGCTTGTAACTTAGCAATATTAGCTTCATTAATCGTAGCTTTACTTGCTGTCAAATTAACAATTTCCGCTGTGACAGCTTCAATCTTGTTAGCTTTTAACTGGTCGATATATGCTTGATGTGCCTTTAAATTCTCAATATTAGCATTAGTTATATCAGCATTTTCGATAACTGCCTTGTTGATTAAGACTAAATCAGCGTAGTATCGTTCCATTTGCTTTGTTATCGGTCCAGCGGCTATATTGCTGTTTTCTGTGTCAGATTGACCTATAGATGTAACAGTATCCATTAAGCCGCCGTCGCATTCGTGTATAATCTGCATTATAGGTACTTTGTAATCAACGCCACCTTTGTTGACAGTTATAATGTCACCAACTTCTAGTCGGTAATCACCGACAAACTTAACTGTAAGCGGTCTAAACTGAAAGCCGCCTATCTTTTTATAAATCTCATTTAAGTTAGCTTGTGTCATAAATGGATTAGCAAAGCTAAGTCCTGTCGTTCCGTCGCCAGCAGTTATTTCACTTGTTTTGCTATCACCGGACTTCGTATTGTTACAAGTCAGTTTTCTTATAGTAAAATCCTTGCTAGTGGTGAATGTAACCCCTTGCTGATAGTATTGATGTCCGTCAAGCACGTAGCCGCTATCCTTATACCACTTAATTTCAAGGTTTCCGTCAGAATTAATAGCCGCATTGCCGCCTTGTAACGTAGCCATATATCCAATCATTTCTCTCATTGTATAGCCTTGCGGCTTATCTATAATTGTATGTGTGTTTGTTATGCTAGTTGCTAACTGTATGCCTAATTTTGTACAAATTTCCTCTAAAATAGCCTTATCCGTACTAGGATAAGTTAATTTAGTAAAATAACCTTTTTCAGCTTTGTACATCTTGTCATAAGCTGTGTACTTAGTGTATTCGCCATTGCTTTCTTCTTTAGTTACAGTAAATATGCCTATCTGTACATACTCAATGCCGCTATCGCCCTTAACGCCCTCAAAAATAGTTATATCCTTATTTTCAAGCGTGATTTCTGGATTATAAATAGAAAAGGTAACACTACTACTGCAAGTGTTACCTATGGAAATGCTATTGTTCGGATTGATTATGTTGCTGTACTTAAACTCATTAAGTGTCTGATTGTATTCTTTTCCGTCAACTAAATATTTGCTGTAATATCTTGCATACAGCAAATTGAAATCCGCACCCCAATTAATATTTTTCATTTATTGGATTGCTCCTTTCTGCTGATTAATCGTTAATCATAAAGCTAAGTGCGATAATGTTAGCTGGCTCAATGGCTTCACAACTATCAAATGCGCTTATATCAACTTTTGTGTATTCAGATACTTCTATTTCCTGTTCTCCTAGTTCTTCAAGTTCTGATTTTATCTTATCGTTGTTATCTTTATTTTCCTCGCGTATCTTTTCTATCGTTTCTACTACCGCTTTAAAGTGTGGCTCTAATGCCTTAATATTAGACATAATGGCAACTGCTAATCTGCCACCCATTTTAAGCTGTGCTACACTTGCAAGTGCTTCATAATGTGCTAAAACTTCATTTCCTGTTATTTTCATAGTTAATCTCCTTATTTCTGAATTAAACTTAATTTTGCTCCGACTATTAATCCATCCTCATTCTTTGCTCTTGTGAGATACGGATATGTCACATCTCCTGTGTATATTGTCATTTCCTTTTGTGTACCGCCTAAGAATAGGACTTGTGCTGTCGGGAATGGGTTATTTTCATCACTAATCACATTATCAAGTAACAATGCCTGTTCGCCTGTAAGTGGCGGTAATTGCAGTTCTACTTTGTCTTTAATAGCCACGATTGTGCCTACCATTTCTCCATAATCGTTTCTTCCTGTGTTCTTAGACCATATCTTATTTCTGCTGTATGTGTAGCCGTTATATGCTACTGGGAATGTTACTCCCTCGATAATTACAGCGCTTATCATTCAATCACCTCTTTTCTATATATTTACTTCAATAAGCCCAGATAGACTTAACCATATGGAAGATGGAATTAAGAGTAATAATGATATGATAAGTGAACTAAACAGCAATTCTTATAATTTATTTAAAGTAATCAAGGTTAGTTACGATAATGCAGTAATTGAAGCTAACAAGCCGTTCCTAATAGAAAAGGAATTCACGCTACCTACCGGCTATAAAGCAATAGGTATATGTGGGCAACACTTAGGAAGAAATGCTGGTATTACTTACACAATGGTTGGTATATCAGATGGACATATATGCCAAGTTGGTGGGTGGGCAGGTAGTAACACATACTTTAATGGCTATGTGGAAATTTTATTGTGTACAGCTTTATAATTTATTTTTTTCTGATTACCCTAAAGTTTAATAATTAAAAATTGGTAAATAGTTAATTCAGATAAGTACGCAACTGTCTTGTACATATTCAATCGCATTTGTTGAACTTGGTGCATATGCACTTAGAGTTCCATTTATATATGCAAATTTTATTATTTTTCCACTAGTATTAGCGGCTAAGTGTCCATAACCTTTGTAATTTATATTGCTTATTTCACCAATTGTGGTCCATTCTTTTGGAAATGCTTGAGTTAATCTGCCGCTGGAATGCAGGTAACATATGCCCAATTTGTGGTATATGATTAATTCAAGACCTAGGTAATTAAATATTCCCTCAATGTCACTATTAGCTATATTGCTGTTTAGTTCACTTATCATATCATTATTACTCTTAATTCCATCTTCCATATGGTTAAGTCTATCTGGACTTAATGGAGTGCCGCCGCTAGTGCCAGCTTTCCACGCTTGCTTTATGTATTGTATAAAATTCATAGTAAAACCTCACTTTCCAAGCACACAAAAAGGACACCTCACAATTAAGCGAAATGTCCTTGTCATTTTGCTATTTATTTGTTATTATTGGTATGAGTTAATTTGCATTCACTCATACGTGCTAATCAGAACAGGTCTATTCAACTTGTTCTGTTTTTTATTTATCTATTTTGCAATTATTAAGTATTAAAAACTGTCCTTTTTGAACTGTGCAATACGTCTGATTGTCAAAGTTATCATTGCTTACAATGTGGCTTTGCCTTAAATCATCATAGATACAATAATATCCTCTTGATGATGTGGCTATCAGTTTATATTCTCCTGGTTCTATGTCAATTCCAACCTCTAACATACAATTATCAAGAGTAGTTTTGGTTGTGTAATACTGTCTGAATTCTAAAAGAGGTATCGCATTGCACTTGTTTAGTTCAAGATATTCTCCATCTTCTACACTTATCAACATATTGCCTTTGAAATTTTCATTAAACTTTATTTTGGTTTTATTGCTGTCTGCATATACGCCAAAATAAGCCGAACCTTTGCTTGTTAATGATTGCAAATAGTAATCGCCGTTTGGAATATCTTTACCTACTTTGTAAGTGCCTGCCTTATATTTTGTCAGCTTATCATATGTATCTTGTGTTGTCTTTTGTATTGTAGCCGCCGTGGTCTTTTCAGTAGCCTTTTGTGTTGCAGTTGCAGGCTGTGTATTTGCTATTGTTTTATTATCGCTTTCAGTTATATTATTAATAATAAATAACGCTGTAACAAATACCATTCCTGCCAATACTGCAATCACTATCTCCTGTGGCTTCTTTTTGTTATCTTTTTCATTCATCTTGGTACATTCCTTTTATTAAAAATCTAATGTAATTAAAATTATATATTACCAAAAAATCAATCCACATCTTTTACACATAAATCTATGCTGTGAATAAGTTCTGCCTTGTTGCTTAATTTTTTCTTTCTTATTAACTAATGTAAATGGTCTAAACGGATTCAAATTAATAGTGTATCTTGTTTTAGTTTTCTGTGGTATGGTCGTTGTAATCTGCGTGTGTGAACATTCCCAACTATTACATCTTGGGCAATACACTTCAACTAGACCTTTTTCTGTCGCTCTGTACACTCCTTTAAAGTTAGGATTTAGTGGGCGTTGAATTTGTGGTTGCTGTTTTTTCTTTATTCCTAATACTTCCAGCATTTTATATAAGCCTTTTTTTAACATATACATTCCCCCCTTATCTTTAGTACTTTAAATATATTCTTTTATTATTTATTTGTCAATTAATAAGGGAATGCTGCTTGCCCTGTCATATTAGTGTAGTTATTAGCTTTATCCTGTACCATTGCAAACAATTTATCAGCGTCACCTTGTAGTGTTATGTTTACATTGTTGTTAGCTTCTGACATAGCCGCCACAACTGCATTGTAAACCGCTGGATAAACTGCATTAGCAATACCTGTTGTGATTTCCTGCTGATTGGCTACTGCTGTTCTTCCGTCCATAGTACCAACCATTTCGGGTGCTACTTCATTAGCAACGAATAACTGTCCTTTGTTTGGAAAGCCGCCATTTGCATACCAATCAACACTTATCTTGGGCACTTGAGGTGGCACAAGACTAAATTCGCCATCAATATCGAAATGTGGCGTTTTTATATGTGGGAAGCTAAGTCCTAAGTTGTCCCACCAATCTTTGAAATTATACCACATATCTCTTACTTTATAAAAAAAGTTCTCAACGGCTACTGAAATTTCACTAAGGGATGGTTTGCTATCCCACCAATTAACTACATTATTCCACTTATCTTGTATGCCTACTCTTATTCCATCTGCCATATCACGCCATCTATCTGCCGTAAAGTAAGGTGCTACGTGATTATTCCACCAATTGTAAATTCCGGTTGTGCTCCACCAAGAAGAAAAATCAGACCATTTATCTTGTAGACTTGACTTGAAATTATCACCCAAGTTGTTCCATTTATCTTTAGCAAACCAAGGCGTAACATCATTATTCCACCAATTATATATACCTGTGCCACTCCACCAATTATTGAACGAAGTCCAACTATCAGTTAAGCTGCCCTTTGCGTTATCTCCAAGAGATTGCCATTTTGCTTTTGTAAAATAAGGTGCTACGCTATTGTTCCACCAGTTGTATATTCCTGTGCTACTCCACCAGTTATTAAAAGAAGTCCAGCTATCTTGCAAGCTATCTTTTGTATTATCTCCAAGTGACTGCCACTTCGCTTTAGTAAACCAAGGCGTAACATCATTATTCCACCAATTTACGATTGCTGTATTATTCCACCAATCTGTAATTTCATTCCATTTTTCTTGTGCAGCTATTTTTATATTTTCTATGCCATCTTTTGCTTTTTTTACATATTTACTATCATCTATGCTTGCTGAAAATTCCGTAATAAATTTAAGTGTAAGAATTCCGCCCGGAATAACCAAAGAAGCCAAAATTCCTGCAATTCCCCATTTGTCGTATATCTCCTGGTAAGCACCCCATATTAATTTTATTGCTGATACTCCTAAGTCAATTGCTAGGTCCAAAATTTTTACAGTTATTTTTCCTAAATCTATACCTTCAATAAACTTTATTATATTTCTTCCTAATTGTTCCCAATCAACAGAACTAACAAATCCATCTGCAAAATCCAAAACATTGCAAATAGCTTCTGTAATTGCTTCTCCTGTTTTTTTCCAAGGAAAAGCATTTATCCCTTTGTTTATTTGTTTGCCTGCGTAAGTACCTATTCCGTACCAGTCACCCTTTTTTATGGCTTTTTCTATTCTATCAGCCCAAGCAACTGCCGAATTTTCCATATTGGCAAATGCTTTATTCCACGCCGCTTCATATTCTGCCGCCGCCTTAGCAATATCATCTGTCAAATCAATAGTGCTACCGCCACCACCGCTTGAGCCCTTGCTTGAGCTTGTATCGTCCTGTAATTTATTTATTTCATCAAATCCCATAAGGGATAATGTAGCTTTCTTAGCTGAATCAGCTACATCTTTGTAGCCGTCTGAAATATCTTCTAAGCCATCTGATGTGTCTTTATAGCCACTTTGTCCGAAGCTCTCAAAGTCAATCTTAACGCCCATTAAAGAAGCAAGATTGACTAATAATCTTTTGATTACAATAGTTACTCCGTTTACTACTGGCATAACCTTTGAAAGAATTGGGATAAATAGCTGTCCTGCTACCATTCCTACCTCTTTCATATTGTTGCTGAACTGGCGTAACATATTTGATGGGCTGTTAATCGTGTTGGCTAAATCGCCCCAAGATACTTTTGATTGGTCTAATATTGCTAACACTCTTAACTGCTGTTTTTCCATCTGTGTCATTTCTGATACAGACTTAGAAATGCCTAAGTTATAGGCATACGTCGCTAATGTAGCATTGGTAATATCAATACCATATTTGTACAATGCCCTTGATTGCCCGATTAAACCGCTTTGTAAGTTCTGTGCTACTGTTGAATAGTCCACATTGAAAAGTGAGCTTATATCGCCCGCAAGCATTGTCATTGACTTTGTTATAGCCGTTGTTGCTTCGCCTGTCTGTCCTAACGAATTAGTAACAGAAGCTAACTGTGAAGCATACTGTGTTACTTCTTGTATGTTAAGTCCTAAGTTCTTTGCTCCGCTTTCTTCAAGCAAACCGCCTTGAACATTAACTTTTAAACCAGACAGCTTTACGAGAGTATCGTTTACTCTGCTTTGGAAGCTCTCTGCATATGCTGTTGCGTTATCATATCCGTACTTTTCGTAATCTTTATCCCACTCTGAACCAATCTTACCAAACGCAACCGCTTGATAGTTGAACGCTTCAATGTAATCTGTTGTTGACTTAATTGCTTCTATAAGTTTCTTACTGCCACGAATTACCATAAAATAAGTGGCATAAAACTTACCTATCGCACTTGCTAAGTTCCAACTGCTTCTAGTTGCTGTCCTAGCACTTGTAGACACGCCATACAGTGACTTTTGAAGTGAGTTTGAAGAAGTACCCACCTTGCTACCTTGACTAGCAAGATTAGCCAATGCGTTAGTTATTTGAATAACGTTCTGACTTACTGTTGGTGCTCTTGATAGCGTTGTCATTAAGCCATTTAAAGCATTACCTAGCTTTGGAATGTTTACAACGGCATTTTCAATACTTTTACTGCCTAGCTTACCAAGTGACTTTGCAAATTCTGTGACCTGTGTTGCATTTTGCGGAATAGCTGATATGCTTGCAACTGCCTTTGTGACAGCTTGAAGTGATGTAGCTGTGTTAGTTAGTGCAACTGAATCAACAGAACCTATCTTTGTGATATTCTTGGCAAGCCTTGTAAAATCTGCTGTTCCTGCGTTCATATTCTGCATAGCGGAACCTAACTGACTAACACCATTTGCAAGACCGCTTAGTGATGAACCATTCACAGTTGCAAGTGATGTTGATAGCCTTGTAAGTTGATTTATCAGCTTATCTACAGAATTGATAGCTTTAGTGGCAGTACCGGTAATTTTGACTTCTAAACTGTCTAATTCCACGCTTTATACCTCCGGCTTATCATTTTTAGGGTGCGTTAAATCCCAGTTTGCTTTTCGTATTTTCATATTCAAAACAAACTCTTCTCTCTTTCTTTGTATTTCATCTTCACCGTTCTCTTTTTTGTTAATATCTCTATAAATAGGCTTGTCTGGGTATTCAAGCTCGCCTTTACCCCAAGCACCACTTCTAACACCTATCTTGATTGCCGGGAGTATGTAACTACCTATTGCAAGCCATATATCTGAATCCATTCGTTGTCTTTCAAGTTTTTTACCCTCTACAACCGCCCATAGCTTTTTAGGTGTCATTTTAAGAAAGTCTGAATAACTAACGCCTAGTGAACTGGCTAAAACAAAGTATTCTTCCCAGATTATTTTGTGGAAGTCTGCTTTTTCTTGTGGTCTTGTGGTACTACTGTCGGCTTCTTCTGTTCCTGTGTTGCTTCTTCCACATTGTCCGCCATTTCCTCTAACATCGCTGTTATTCCGCTCAACTCGAAAAAACCATCATCTTCCATCGCTTTCTTGATTTCTTCAAACAATGTTCTATATCCGTAACTCTTATCTGTCTTTCTCTTCTCTGTAATATATGCTCTAGTGAGTTCCTTTGCTTCATCCATAGTTACTGGGTTATTGTCAATACAGCCTGCATAAATGGCTAAAATACAAATCTCTGGCACATCTGCTGTCATATTTGCTAATCCATCAAAGGAAGCCTGTGCAACACTCTTGTCTGTCTGTACAAGTAAGTAAGAACCATTAACGACAGAGAACATTTTCTGCACTATCTCTTTACACTCTGCTGCTCCAAAAGAGAACTCAACTTTGTATTCATTTCCGTTTACATTAATATTCATCATAATTTTTACCCTTTCCCACCCTATCGTCCATATAGGGAAAGGTGCGGATTTTACACCGCACCTGCCTTTTAAATTAATTATTCTGTTACATCATCAAGATATGATGTGTAGTCGGCTGTTTTGGCGTTTTCTACGCTATCCGACACAGCCTTTTTTGATTTAGTCGAATAGCTCATTATTCCCCCGATGTTGGGGTTACTGCTGTATCTGTTCCTACCATATCCTCAATAATAAGGTTGATAGCCATTGTAAGAAGTCCGTTCTGCTCCTTACTTGTAATTGGTAATTTTGATGGTGGTTGTGCTACAAAGAACTCTGCGTCTGTTATGCCCGGAGTAATCTCCTGAAACCACATTCTCTTACCGCCTGTTAATCCATTGTATGCTGTAATAAGAGTTTTCCATTCTTCAATAGTTGCGTCTGTCTTATTAACTGTTACTGCAACTGTATCTGTGACTGTATCTCTGCCTGCAATGTTTCTTGTCTGCTTATCTTCAAGTGCCGAAGCATCTATTGCTTCTGGTGTTACTGTAATTTCATCAATAGAATTAATTCTTGTAAGTAACTTGAATGATGTTGGCTTTGTACCTGCTGTTGTTTCAACTCCATAAGAGAAAGTAACGCCCAGTGTACTTAATCCTGCTACTGCATCTGCCATTGTCTACCTCCTAAAAATTCGCAAAAAAATAAGAGCATCTCTGCTCTTTGTTACAATAATCTGTCATTTGCTCCGATTAACCGCCTAAATCGTGCGGTACTCTTATGTACTTTATTACTGATTGAGAACTCTGGCATTGCATTGCCTTGAAATCTCATTGTCTTGAATGTATCCGTAATTACTGTCATAACCTTACGACAATCGGACTTGCTTGTGTTAGTGGTAACATCCACTTGAAATGTCGCTAACAATGCGTTAATTGTCTGTCCATCAAGCGTTTGTCCTTGTTCTACTGCTGGCAGTAAATGAATGTATACTGTTGGGAATACTGCTTGACCGCTGTTTTCCCCCTCATTAGTTATGGCTATCTTTGGATATGTTTTCTTTAGTTGCGTTAGGGTTTTAGCCTTGACAAGTGCTGTGACTGTATTTTCAAGGTCTGTCGCCCAATCGTTTGCATTTGCCATTAACTAAACACCTCTCTTGCTATCTGCTTATACTGATTAATAATCTCCATTGTGGCGTTGTACATAGGCATTGTAGCTTTAACGCCGTGCGTGTAGTGCCATTGATTATCATTACCTAAGTAGTACCAGCCGTCGCTGAATGCGTGGATTTGTCCTGGATATGTTCCTACGCCCAAGCCGAAATCATTAGCCTTTGGGTTCTCGTTGCCACTGTTGTAATAAATGCCTGCGCCAAATTCAATCGCTAACAGCGTGTAAAATGGCTCTCTATCTTCTACTTCAACAGTTTTACCGGTAGCAATTAAAATAGCTTGGTAGCCATCTTGAATAGGCTTTCTGTCAACTCTCAATGTTACTGTCCTACCTAATGGACTTTCGTTAACACTCATAATTGCCGCTTTGTCGCCTAATTCTGCTAATCGTTCAACAAGCAATTCACATTTATACTGTAAACTCTGCTTATACTGTTGTAACTGTCTGATAGCTTCATTTACAGACTTTTCAGACAAGGATATATCAATTGTATGTCTTGCCATATTACACCGCCTTAGAGTAATTTTAAGTCCACAAAAACTTTAAATATTTTAGGTGATTGAATTGCAAACCAATCAATAGTTGTTTCATCGTGTCCAAATTGTTCTATATGCTGCCAATTGCACTGTAATCCGCTTTCAGATAGAAAGGCGTGTATTATTTCGTGTCTTAATTGTTTCTTTTGCAATTCTACAAAATTACCTACTTCATTATAGTTATCAGAACGAATTACTATTAACTTTGATGTATTATCACAAAAGCCGTCAACATCTTCATTGTTAAGCGTTCTTAGTTCAATAGCATATTCTGTTCCTAAAATATTAATTGTTGTGTTTTCCATAATGCACCTACTTTACAACTGCTTTAAGCATATACTTAGTTGAATATAATGCTGGCTTAATGCCTACAATCGTGAAGTCTGCTGATGTTTCATCAACAAGACTGTCAGATGTGTATGTAGGCTTGCTATTAAGCCATATAAGGTCGCCTTTTTGAATAGGTAATGTATCCCTATCTGTCAGCAAAATAGCGTCAAAATCAGCCGTATCAAAGCCGTATTCTTTACTCTGTGCTTCTCCACCGCTGAAAGCTATATTTGCTTTGAAATCCGCAGGCTCTGAAAAGCCCGTTTTCTCTTCAAGAACTTTTGGTATCTTATTTCCCTCATCATCAAGATAAGGAATGAAGTTGCCCTCTGTGTCGGTATATCCCTCATAAAGGATATTGCCGTCATCATCTCTTTCATAGATAGTTACTGTCTGCCCTTGAAGTGAATACTTCATAGCCTGCTTATTAATGTCAAGCATTGTTCTTTACCTGCTTATAAATCTGATTAACGCCTGTGCTTGATAATCCGGACACAATTCCTACTGCGATTGCATTAAGAATGTCATTTGCCGGAAAGTCCGGTATTACATACATACCTATAACGCCTAAGATACCGCCTGCAACGCCTACGATTATAGGGATGTAATTATCCTTAATGTGTGGAATTGCCTTAGCTCCTAAGCCTATCAGATATGTAATTACAACGATTGCAACTACTGTTGATACTGATGTTATATCCATTCTGCTATACCTCCTTATCTTCATTAAGCCGCGCTTCCAATCCGTCTATTCGGTGGTGCGCCGACTTTACACTTTCCTCAACCTTAATAATCCTGTTATCGTGAGAATTAAGTTCTTTTCTCATTTCTGTAACTTCATTCTTTATCTCTGTTGTGTTGCTTGATATTGTGTCGAGTTTCATATTTATGCGTGTATTTTCTTTTACACGCTCTGTAAGTTCTGCATTGTCAGACTTTTTGTTGTTCTTAAGATTAAATCCCAACGTAAACAGTCCGAAAAAGACGGAAAAAGCAACTGAAATAATGCTTATAATTACTGCTATTGGCATTGATATACCGCCTTTCATAATTAATAATGGCACGCTGCCCACCACCCTTAATGTGTGCCGCCTGCTACCATATTGCCGACATCAGCAAAATGGTAACGCACAATCTTCTTTAATATTCTGTAATGCCCTATAGGCGTTATAATACTTTAGCAAATGGAAATACCCCAACAAATAAGCTGTCTCTATCTCTCCAAGTTCTGTTAATGCCATTTTCATTGTAGCTTGCCATAAATGCTTCACCAGCCTGTGAATGGTCATAGACAGCCAGATTAACGATAACACTCTCAAACTTCTTTAAGTCCTCGGTTATCATTTCGTCTGTGTAGCTGTCAGGGTAATTTCTTCTTGCCTTTACTTCTTCTGTAGCCTGTTTAATAAGCTGTTCGATTACCGGATTATCTACTTTGCTATCGAACACTACCACATCAGATGTTGTATCATCATCGTTTGTGACTGTATCAATATGAAATTGTTTAAGTCTGATTTTAACTTGCTCTAATGTAGTGTATTCCATAATTTCAGCTCCTATAATCCTAATTTCTCAATTAACAATTCTTTAAGTTCTGCTCCTGTAAGCTCCATTGCGTTCTCAATACCTTGTTCTAAGGCAAGTGTCTGTAAGTCCGCTGTTGGCATACGCTTAATAGCTGTCTTTGTGTAATCGCTTGTAGGTTGAGCAGGGAACTTGTCCTGCTCTTCCTCGTATTTAAGTTCATCCCCATAAACTGCTTCCTGTCTTACGTTATCTGCTGTTACTTCTTCGCTCTGCTTTGCGGCGTTGATTTTATGTCGTCTTAATAACATATAAACACCTCTTACTTTCCGAACTTAGCAAGAACAACCTTTGAATCATTGCTTAAGACTGCTGTATAGTGTTCATCACCAGAGATAACAGTTGTCTTTGCAAGAATATCTCTGTCTGATTCAATCTCAACGCTTCTCTTCATATAGATTGTAAGTGCGTTCTCTTCCTCTGACACGCCATCTGCACCTGCGTCCTCGTTAGGGTCATCTGCTGACACGATAACAATAGGGCAAGCGTAGAACTCTGTTGTAACAGCCTTTAACTTGCTACCTACCTTGATTTCCTTATCCTTTGACTTAAGCGTATGTGCAAGTGCTGTGTCAAGATGAACATTAGTTGAATCCTCACTTGTTGTATCAGCCACAACATTGATTGTTCCTGTTGAATCATCAAGCTCATACTTAATCAGCTTAACTTTCTTAGACTTAACAACCTGTGCTCCTGCAATAGAACCGATAGTGCCATTCATAATTACATTAAGTGGGTACTTATCATTACTCTTAAAATCATCATCATTAAGCAATGTGGCTTCCTGCGCCGGATTAATGAATAATATCTTTGTAAGTGATGAATCTGATTCATCATCAAATTTGCTATTAGCTGCTACAACTGCTGAATAGCTGATAGGCGCTGCTGTTCCATCGTAATCAATAGGTGCTGTGCAAAGTGCGTCATAGCTGTCATTATCAACCTTTGCAGCGATTGACATAGCAATCTGATTGATAGCTGTACCAAGTGGGTCGCCGTAACCAGATAACACTGATTCATCTGTAAGCTCTACAGCCTTACCTGCTTTCTTAACCTTTGCTTCTGTTGTAGATGTTGTAAGTACTGTTGTACCCATAGCAACACCTTCTGCAACGTCCTCTGCGTCACCAATATAAGCATACTTTGGCACAACGATTGTGCTTCCCGGTCTGCCTACAAGTGTTGTATCAACTCTTGCGATAGGTGAGAACTTAATCTTCTTTGGTAACTTAGCTGATACCATATCAGCCATTACCTGTGGGTCTACTAAATTTGCTAACTTAGTCTGTGGCATAGTTTATTTACCTCCATTTTCTACTCTGTGAACTTCTTATAAAGCTCTGGATTCTTATTTTTGAACTCCACTCTTTCGTGGTAATTCATCTTGTTGAACTGTTCCTGTGTTATCGTGCTTTCTTCTCCACCGCCTGCATTAATAGCCGGTCTTGATTTAAGCCACTCTGCCTTAGCTTCTTTAACCTGTCTTTGCACTTCATTGGCAATTACAGTTGCTATAAGGCTATGGTCTGCGTCTGCAACTGCCTCAATCAAAGAATCAATATCTTTTCCATCGCCTATAACTTTCTGATAAGCATTGACAGCTTTCATATGATTAAGCTCTTTACTCATGTTCTCGAACTTTTCGGCCTGCAACTTTTCAGCTTCCGCCTTTGCTTCCGCTTCCTGTTCTTCTGCTGTCTGCTTCGAGCGAAGTTCTTTCTTGTACTTAGCTGCTTCTGAACTGGCTTTATCAGAAGCATTCTTATACTTCTCTTTTTCAGCTCTTTCACTAGCAAGCTGTGCCATAAGTTCTTCTACGCTAGGTGTCTGTTCTTCATTCTGTGGCTCATTGTTAGTTGTTGGTTCTGTTGTTGTGTTAGTTACATCTGCCATAATTTCTTTACCTCTGCTTTCTGCGTTTTTTGTTGTTCTCTCAACTTCTTGCGATATTTGTATTGCCCTTTCTCTAGGGCATATAAAAAGCCACAAGGCATTTCTACCCTGTGGCTCAATATCAATTTATTTATCTGTTCTGCTCTTATCTATAACCGGACTATTTTCTGTCTGGTCTGATAAGTCTTGCATTGTGCGGTCTTTGTTAGGCGATTGTTCGCCATCTCCGCCCTCTGCTTGGTTTTGTGTGTCTTTGTTGATTATACTGTCTTGATATGCCTTAACCATCTCTCCGCTTCTCGCTACAACATCGTTAGGGTCATCGAAGAATGGAATTGCATCAACTGTATCTTTAAGGCTAAATCCGTGACTTATCAATGTCGCCATAGCATTAACTTTGGTTGACATTTCGTAAGTTTTTTGCCGCTTAATGTTAGGTTTTACATCTCTTGCCCTTAATTTAAGTAATGGATTGCTGCTGTTAACATTGTTTGACAACTTAATAGCTGCAAGAACAACTTTTATTTCTTCCATTTTGCAGCCATCAGTAATTAGTTGTTGTTTTGCCGCCGCTGTTTCAGCCTGTGACCAGCCTGTTGCATCTGACATTGCAACTCCTGTACTGCCACCGCTATTATCATTTCGTTGTGGCACATTACATTTCTGCAAGATTATCTGTCGCCTTGATTGGATATTGTTAAGCATACCTGTGTAATCGTAATTAATTGCAAGTGGCTCAACTATTGGAGTTTTGCCATCTGCTGATGTGTAGGTCTGCATCCATTCTCCAGATTTTGGTTTTCTTACTTTTTCAGTGATGTGTGGTGTTCCATCTTTATCAACCGTTGTTTCCTGTTCAACTGGGAAATCAACATCATTTGTGTGCCATACTGCCTGTGTGTTCTGTTCAACATCATTTGTAAAATCTGAAATGAGCAGATTTAAGTTATCCATTTCAGATATTTGCCGTTCAAAACAGCCCATTCTATCAAATGACCTTGTATATTCAATAATAGGAATTTTATGTAATGGATTCTCTTCCCCACTTCTCTCTAAAAATCCCCATCTTGTTTTTCCTTTTTCTGGTCCGTTAGTGATTTTTATTCCATCCGTAACTTCATAGCGAATATCTTTTGTAAAACAGGTGTAATATCTTGCACCGCTATGTTTGTCTTTGATATAAGTGCCTGCAAGAATAACCCTCTTATCGCTATAAGCTGTTGACCTTACAACAAATGTTGTTCTTGGGTCTAATACATCATATGTGAAATAACTTTCCCCATCTTCATATTCTGTATTCACATCAATGAGGACATATCCAACGCCACCAATTTCAACATATCTTGCAAGTTCCTGTTGCTTCTGCCTTGCATTCTGTGATTCGTAGCAACTGTTTAATTCTGCTATAGCTTTTGTAAGGTTAGAATCCTCATTGTCGCCATTTTGAACTAACGTTATAGGATTTCCCCACTTAAAACCTAAATTGAACTCCGTGACTTCATTAGCCACATTATCGCAACACTCACAGTCAATGTCTGGTCTGTAAGTCTTTGGATTCTTCCTAACTATCGGCTGTATTCCTGCGTCATAATCAAGAAGAAACTGTATTCTGTTGGAATTAATATCATGTTCCAAAATTGCTTCACGCAAAATTGGTATTATATTGTCAGGTGTTATTTCTTTTGCACCTGTATAAATAGCAATTCTTCCTGTTTGCATTATCTACACCTCTAATAAAATGTCATACCGCTTGAACTTCTGCTTTGTGGTATTTCCTTAATTTGAAAATCATCATCATCGTTAGGTACATACCATATCCATTTGCGGCAATGCTTGCACGCTAATTTATGTGTTCGTGGGTCTTTGCTGTCTGCCTTAGTCAAAAACTTATGGCAGTTCGGACACATAATTGACTTGTCTTTGTTTGTATAAAAAATCATATTGTTACCTCGTTACATAGTAAAAGCACCGCCATAATTAAATGACGATGCTTTTCGATAAGGATTATACATGTTTATGAAATTTGCTTTGCTCATTGTAATAATACATAATTTTTTCGTCACAATCGTAACATCTTTTAATTTTTTTCAATAAATCTTTGAAAAGCCATTTTTACGCTACTTTCTGTGTTGCCACCTATGATATGTGCTATCTGAATCCAAGTCTTATTTTCTAAAAATCTAAGATTGATTATTCTTCTCATTCTACTATCGTCAACGCTTGCAATAAATTCTTCAACCTCATTGGTTTTTTCCAACAAATCATCTTCAAGCAACTGCAATGTGGCTTTTCTAGCATAAAGAAGTGTTTTCTTTCTGCTGTACTCTGGAAATGGTATGCCTTCAATCTTAAAATGCTGTTTGCCACCATTGCCACCGCTAACAGAATCTATAACCATTTCTCCAGCTTCAATTTTGCCTATATCTCTTTCAAGCCGTTCTATCTTTAGTCTTACTTCTTTTACTTCTTCCTGTAAATCCGAATATTGTGATAAAACTTCCTTTGTTACCATAAATTCCCTCCTGTTATATTGGACTTGACATAATTACTGTCTTTTTTACTCTATTTCCTCTTTTCATTCTTAATGCAAAATTTGAAAAAACATCCGGTACATCATCGTGCAAATTTTTACCAGATACTGAATATTTCAACAACCAACTCATCATCTCTGCGTAATCGCTCTTGGGTTCATATAGGCTTCTATCTTTAAACACAATATGTTGCAATACCCAACTAGAACATTGAAATATTCTTGCTTCTTTGTTTGTTTCAGTTGCAGTGTCTGATATATTGCATAACCAGCCTTTTTCTTCTACTCGTTTTCTGACTTCATTTGCAACTCTATCTCCGCCTTGATTAGCTTCAAAATCGCAATCTTGTATTTCGTTATCGACAATTAAATTTGCTGAATTTTCATATTGTTTTTCGTAATCTGCCGAATTGTTGCATATAGTATCAGTGCAGTAATACGTTCCCTCATATCCTTCAAATTCAACCAGGCAAGGGAACACATAAAAATCAGTACCAGAGGATTTCGTGTCACATTGTCCAGTAATTCTTTTAATTCGTGTTTTAGGAAGTTCTTTATATCTCATTATTTTGTTTTCTGGATAAAGCAATCCCTCACGTTCTATTGGATCTTGCTTATAAAGGCATCTATAAGATATATCATCCATTGTCAGTGCTTGATCATTAAAAAATTCCACCGACATTCCATTATATTCATAGTCAAAATTGCTTTTCCCTGTTTTAGGGTCAATATCTGGAATCGAAATAATTTTTAGCTTTGGGTCGTTTCCATAAAGCTCAATAATATGTCCAATAATGTCTTTTGTACTCCATCTGGTCATTATAATTATTTCTTTTACTTGTTCGTTTAGCTTTCTTTGTTTTAAATCGACTCCATAAATTCTCCATATTTTTTCAAGAATTATTGGATTAAGTGCTTCTTCAATAGAGCCTATAAGGTCATCACAATATAAATAACGGTTAGTTCTAACCTTACCTGCGTTCTTAGCTCCTATTGATGAGCATTGAATACTTGAAAATGCTTTGTATTTGCCGAAATTAGCTTCTTGTGCCTGTGCATTTGTGCTTTGTAATGGTAAATTAGGGAAAATAACATTCCATTTATATTCTTTATCATCTGTTGTTATGTCAAGCACTCCTTTATAAAACTTTCCTGTAATTTCGTTGCTGTGAGAAAAGAAAAGGCTGTAATCTTTAGGGTGCTTGCCAATTATCCAAGAGCAAAAAAATTTTTCTAGTGTAGTTTTTTGCGTTCCTGGTGGCATAGAAATACATAATCTATTATATTTGCCGTCTTCCAAATCTTGCATAGCTTGAATAAGCCCGTATTTATTAAGCTGTTTCATTTTTGGCTGATAAAATCTTTCACTCTCTTCTCTGTCTTTTTCAAGATAAAGCAAATAGCTGTGAAATAAGTGTGGAGCTTCAAGCAATAAGGTATCAAAATATCTATTGACTAAATCATTGTCTATATTGTTGTTAAATGTATATTTTTCAAGTTCAAAAATATCTATGCCTATATCGCGCATACAAGCCTTTTCTATAAGCTCTTTTGCCCTAGTCGTACATTTTAACATTGTGTCAATTTCGCCCTCATTCTTGGCAAGCTGGCACACGTTGTAGTAGGCTTCTATGATGTTTTCATCTATTCCATTTTTGGATATGTATTTTTCGCAATCATCTATCAGTTGATTTAATTCAGAATTCAAGAAAAGCACCTCCACTTTTCAGCAAAGGCGCTTATAGACCTCTGCCTATAATTTTTCTAGGTTAGCACCGCAAGTCTCTTATGCGGCGGTAATGTAAATTTATTTTTTACGCATATATGTGTTTTCCCAATATATTTTGGTTAATATGCCTTGATGGCAATGCCACCACGCATGTTGAAAGCGTGTTCTTGAATAATCAATCCCAAGACTTCTTAGGTGTTTAATTGTTTTTGGATATTTGAACCATGTCTTAATAAAATCAATTATTCTTGCTACTTTCCATTTAATGGATAATCCTGTTGTCATATTTGCAACCTCAAATCTTTGCCACATGATGTTTTAAAGCAATATTATCATTCTACGAAATTAATTAGCTCCGTTTGTTAGCCGGTAACATTTAGTTATTTTGGTAAGATTTCTCTTTCATAAACATGTAATGATTCTACTATGGCTTCGTAGTTTTCAATTACGCCCACACCGGAAACATTATATATTTTAATCCCACGTTCATATGCTTCTTTTTCCTCAGCCATACAACTAGCCCATATCCAAGATTCGAAAATCCCAATAAATACATCAGCCTGTGCCAGCTTCTTAAGGCTTTCACCTAAATACCATACAGCTTCTTTACTGTCTTTAGGTGGGTTATCCTCAATGTAGCTGTCGATAAGCTCTAATTCTTCGCCCTCGTATATTTCAGCAATTTTTTTATCTTCTGAATACTAGCTTTGATTTCTTCCTCTGTTCTGCCTTTCATAGGCACACTTACAAATAACTGTTTCATAGGTTCTATCTCCTTTTATATGTTTTATCAGCCTTTAGCTTTCTAAGGTCAGCAGCTACAATCAATCTGTAGTCGGTAATTGTTTATCTTAATTTCTTAACTTCCAGACAAGTATGTTTCCCATATTTTTCAATTCTCCATCTGGTACTCCAATGCTCAATGTGACAATTTTTATCTTCATTAAGTGGAATTCTATTGACAATGGCACTTGCGATAACACTTGGTGGAATGTTTAAATCATCTACAATCAATGTTTTCATTCCTCATAAACCTCTCAAAATCTTCCATACATTCATTACATAAATCGTAAGTCATATTTAATATGCCACTCCTTGTAATTGAGTTCATACACAACAGCCCTACTTTTATCTCTTTTCCGCACCTGTCACAAGTGTGCCATTCTTTTTGATGTTTCATAGTAATCCCCCTTTGCAAAATTGGCAAACTCTTCGGTTATTCTTTAAAAAGCACTTCTTTCACCAAAAAAGTAAGTTGTATCTTTTTCATTCCAGACTCATCATCTGTAATGTCATCTACACTATATATACTATCAACTGGGTTACCATCAAAGAAAACTTTGACATATCCTTTTGAAATATCCAACAATGCTTCTTTAATCATCTTCCACCAACTTTCTAAGCACCATACATAAACCTGTTTCCAAAATGGGAATCATTTATTGCTTTTTCTAATTCGTCTTTGTACCTAAATGGACTTAAAGGGCTTTTTATTTCTTCCCTCAAAACCGGCATTGCCGCGTCTATCAAAATACCTTGTGTAGCACTTGCAAGATTTTGTGGTGGCAAATCCGCTAAAGCGCATAACTCCATTCTTTTATGGTCACATTTTTCAGATTTAGGGCAACTTTTACATTTTTCTGCTAATTTACTTAAAGGTTCCGCCATTACTACACCAACTTTCTACCGCAGATAGGGCAATACTTGATATCAAAATATCCTGTTGCGCTATGTCCTTTATAAATCACAATCCCCGGAACTTCATCATCCCTGTTTCTCATAACCTGTGCTTCCGTCAAGTCTGTTTCTTTGGCACATTTATTTATTTTGATTTCTTTTCCGTAAATTATAAATGGATTGTTTTTATACGAGCAAAATTCACACATATTACACCTCAATTCCATATTCTTTGAAATAGTTTTCAATATCTTTAGGTATCTCAATGCCTAGTTCTTTGCCTTTTTAATACATTTGTCTTGTGGATAAATAATATGTGTTTCTGTATCTCTGTAGGTTGTACAGTCTATCCCGGAACTATATTTTGCACATTTTTCTCTGTACTCGCATATATCGCATTCGGTATTTTTCTCTTTATATTTTTGTGGCTTGTATTTCTTAAAATTCTTGCACTCGCAGTCAAGTGATGTATCATTTCCTTTTTGACAATTATAAACAGGATATTCTTCTCCTGTTTCTTCATCAAAATCAAAATCTTCATCACAATATTTACAAATTGAGCAATCTTTCATATTGTACCTCAAATCCTCGTAAATATATCCAAATCATAGTTATCTCTGATATAGTCAACAACTTCTTGTAACTTACTCTTTACAAATTTGTCATCAGCAATATCTGGGTGTGTATAAAACATACAACTGTCTTTCTTGCCTTCTGCTTTATACTTGCGGTAATTAAATACCATCGTAAAAAGTGGTATTTCTGTCAGATTCTTTGTCTTGCGTCTTATCCAACGATTAACAATTCTCTCAATCATCGTTCTTCCCCCATAAATTATCTGGTAATTCCTCGCCGCCATAAATCTTGTTAGCATATTTCTTAAATGTCGGTACGCTACAACCTGCTACTTTTGCCGCTTTTACCTGTGAAACCTGCCCCGATATGTACAGGTTAATTGCTTCATAAAACTTATCTTTGTTTAGCGGGTGTACGCCTGCTGCCATAATAATCACTCCTTACCATTCTTTGCTTTCGCACCAGCTACTCTTACAAGCGTGATTCATAATGTTAATTAAAACCTTTTCAGAAGAAAAGTGAACTAAGCTGTAATCACATTGTGTTGAAAACTTTGTGTTGAAATATTCATCAACCAACATCTTGTAGTCTGTATTATCGTCCATATCACTTATAGCCGCATAATAGGTATCTGTATATCCGTCACGCTCTATGTCGGTTTCTTTTGTTAAATTATCTACTACTCTTGATAAAACCTTATCTGTTAATGGGTAGTGATATTCTCCGGTACATTCTCCGTGTTTATCTAAAAAGTATTTAAAGAATGCTTCTGTATTTTCTTTGAGCGTTTTATCGTTAGTCCAATCATAAGCTATATTGCCAGCTCTACTTATCATTCTTTCTTCGGCAACTTCCCAATCACTTTGAGAGTATTCGCTTATCGGCTTAAACTCTTTCGCTTTTTTATCTTTGGGTAAAAAAGAATTGCATTGTTCTCTGTTAAGAGAATTACACTCTGTATTTAATGTTCCGTAATTAGTGTTAGGGTAATCATTGTTAGTAATCCCTGTTAAAAGAGTTACATCTTGTGACACTCCCGAATTACACTTTGTGTTATTCCCTTGGGAATTACATTTTGTGTCATTCCCGTCTGCTTGTTTATGTAACTCCTGTCCTGCATCTTCTGCTATAACCTCTTGCCTGATACTATTTTCCCATTTTTTAACTTCTGCGTTGATAACATCATAATTAGGTCGTATATGTATAGTCGGCATTGAATTGAATTTGTATTTTGCTGTAATTACAAATTTCTTTTTCACCAACGATTTAATTGCTTTATCATACTGCCTTTCAGTAATCCTTATCTCTTCCCACCAGTCTTTTCTTTGTTTCGCAATCCAATATTCGCCGTCTTTGTATATCTTGACTTTGCTTTTGTTATCTTTAGTTGGTGCAAACCAATATAAAATTCTTGATAATAGCGCACCCTCTATCAAATCGCCTGTTATGTCAATGTATTTATGGAATGTGTGGTTACACCTTGCTGATGATAGAAAATTAACTTTTGTTTGGATTTCATTTTCTGATAGCATATTTATTACCTGCCTTTCTGATAACTGCCTTATTAACAAAACAACAAACAGGCACTAAGGCTTGTGCTTTTCGCTTCGTCAAGCTAGTTTGTTGTAATCGGATAGACAGGACTTGAACCTGTGACTACTTGAATAAATCAAGCGTTACTCCCAACTGAACTACTATCCGTTGTGCAGTTTCTTGTGTTGGAAAGTATTTATGGCACTTCATTACGCTATCTGCCATCCTGTTCGCAAATCAACCAACACAAGCATTTTAATTATTCAGCAGGGATTACTGCAACGCCTGCTTATTCGGGAGCTACCCGACTACTTGATGTGGTGTGGATTTGAACCACACATAAACAAGCACTCCTGTCCTTTCAAGCCCCTAGCAATCAGGTATTCCCCTGTGGTTATGCTATGGTGGATTCGAACCACTAGCTCATTCTATCTGCTATTAGCGTTTACCCATTCCGCCACACATCAACTTACTCACACCTCTTAACCTAGGATAAGTCTGCAAACAACATTACGCACGCAGACCCAAGAAGTGCTTTCAAAACGCCGATATCGCGAATCGAACACGAACAACATTTCTGTTGGATAGCTTAGCAAGCTACTGGAATACCTTTATCCCATATCGGCAAAGTGGAGAAGATAGGAATTGAACCTACAATGTTTACCGCAAGGGAACAGATTTACAGTCTGCCGCAACACCGCCAATCGTTGCCGCTTCTCCATATCGTTTTAAAAGACTAGCATTGCGAAAATGTTTCGATTAAGGTGGATAGTTGATACTGAAAAACAATGCTAGTCTTAATAGCAGTATAGGCTATGACACCTATAACAGGTCGTGGCAAAGCTTGGATGTCATTCTACCCGTGCAGTTGGGCTCAAAGAAAGTAGCTTCGCTCGCTGTCTATCCATACAGATAACTGCTGCGCTATAGGTATAACTTAATTTTATTTGCGTATTTATAATACGCAAAACCTCACGGACTATCTGACAGTCCTTAACAGCTCTCGCTATGAGGTGAAAGGAGGACTTAATGCTAGTAAACCAATAAGTCCTGTAAAGGCACAAGTGTAATTAAACACTTGAACTACCCCTGTGGGATTTGAACCCACGATACAGGAATCAAAATCCTGTGCCTTGACCACTTGGCTAAGGGGCAATATGCTATTCTTTTGTTTCAAAGAGTACTGCATTTTTATTTGCTGTTTCAAGCTCTGTGAAGTTATCCTTGCCTTTTACAACATTTGGATTGCCATTACAGGCATTACAAGGCTTTTCACAATATAACTTATGTCTATGTTTGCACTGGTAACAGTGCTTATCCTGATTACCCATTATTTATCACCTGTCTGTCTGTGATTAGCTCTGTAAGAATCAAAACCATCCGGATAACGTGCTATAAGCTTATCTATGTTTGTCTGCATTACATCATCAAGACCGAATCCGCAAGCTTCGCAAATCATAGCAACGTACCACATTACATCGCCGCACTCTTTCTTGAGGTGTTCTAAGTCTATGCCTTTTTCGTGGAATATGCCCTTTTTAACGAGGTCTGATACTTCGCCGGCTTCACCAGTTAAACCTAAAACACCATTAAGAAGCCCTGCTATGTCATTTATGTTGCTACACTTAGCATTGCTTTCTGCTAGAGGACTAAGTGGAAGCTTACCAGTTAATTCAGTACTTAATCTATGATGAGCCATTTTATCGTTAGTGCGCATAGCCAATTTTTGGTATTCATTGCCCTGCATTTATAACTCCTAACTCTTTTTTATTTTTTAAAATTTTTTGGAATTCATTCAGCCGAACAGCTGATTCTCTGATGTGTTTATTGAATATCTTGTGATTAATATGTGTCTATTA